GATGAAGATGATGAAGAAGATGAAGACGAAGAATATATTACAGTTCGTAGTAAATGGCAAATTGATGGTGCTAAAACAATTGATGAAGCTATTGAAAAATTACATGTATTTATTAAATATTTAGAAGAACTTAAAAATGAAGGATGGGAATTTAGAGATGTTGTAGATGATGATTATGGATTTTTATATAAAAAAAAAATCTAATTATTTTTTTAAATTTTATATTATATTTGATTTCAAAATATAATATTTGATTATATTAAAATTAAATATGAATAAAGGTAATAGATATAATATTGGTAAAGGCTATTTTATTGAATTTAAAAAAGATGATAATTATATTAATTTAAAATATAAAAATGGAGATTCTTTTAAAATAGAAGCATATGACAATAAAAATAAAATAGATACTATTAAATATATTAAAAATAAACATGCTGAAAATTTTATGTTAAAGCATATAGGAGGTGAAAGTTATAAATCATGTTATGATATTAAAAAACCATATAAATGTGTAAATAATGAAGATTGTGAGTGGATAAATGATGGTGAAAAAGAAGAATGTAAAAATAAAACTGAAAATTATGAAATTAAAAACTTAAATGATAGAGATTTATTTAATTTTATTTTATCTAATATTAAAAAGTTAAATGATATTATTATTAAAAAAAATTTACTTGTTGAATTTTATTTTATCACTAGATTTAATAAAAATAAAGAAAAAGATTTTATAGATATGCCATATTTATCAAAAAAAATTAAATTAGATGAAATAACAGTTTTTCCTCTGATATTACGTGATAAAATAATATCAGAGGAAAATGATCTAATATATTCTACAAAAGTATCATACTCTGGAAAGTATTCGATAAAAAAAAATATATCATTTTTAGATAAAACATATGATAATTTCTATAATTTTTTCGAAGAAATTATCAAACCAAATTTTTATGAAATTATAAGAGTTAATTGTATCATAAAAAGAAACACTGATAATTTAGAATATATTAATAAAGATTCTCAATTAAATTTAGATGTTGTAGAAACCGATATAATTAAAGGTAAAAGACTTTTAGAAATTAATTATTTAACAAATAATAATTATTTTAAATCTGAAATAAATCAATATATATTACCTATTTTAGAGGCTATTATTGAAATTAATAATAGATTTGATCTAGAAATATTTAAAGAAGTTACAATAAGAACTGAATTGTTAAAAAAAAAAAAAGAAGAAGAATCTAGAATTAGTGAATTGAAACAAAGAAAATATTAAGTTTTTCTTTAAATATATTTATATTTGATTAATTTTTTATAAATCAAAACTATTTAAAACTATCTCAAAATATATTAATTAGAATAGTATTAATTATCAATTTAATATTTATTCTAATTAATAATAATGTTTGCGTTTAATTTATTGAATTTTAATATTATTATTAATTGAATCTGTTTGAAAATTAATTTAATTTTTTTAAATAATTTTTAGATGGGTTCCAATTTTCTCGGTTAACTCAGTTGGAAGAGTAACAGACTGTTACAAATTATTTGGAACTTCCCAATTAATTTTACAATAATCTGTAAGTCGGAGGTTCGATCCCTTCACCGAGAGTATCTTAATTTTTAATTAAGATATATTAAATTTAATATATCTTAAACTTTTATATTATTTATATAAAACATTATTTTATTTAAATTTTCCAAATATTTTAAAAATTTAAAATTTAAAATTTAAAAAATAAAAATTGAATATAATATTTATACAATAATATGTATAATGGTTAATTATCTAACTGTTAAAAATGCTTTCGAAAAAGAAAAATGTAAATTACTTATGTCTGAAGAAGAATTTAATTTAAAGCCAAGAAAAGTAACAGAAAAATACAAATATGTAGCAAGTTGTAATCATGAACATGAAGCGTGGTTTAACGTTTTCACTAGTAGAAAAACTGGTGTAATTTGTTCAAAATGTGTTATTTTAAGAGATACTACTAATCAATTAAAAAAATGCAAGATAACACCGTTACATAATTTAGAATTAGAATATAAAAATTTAACATATTTAAGAGAAATAATTCAAGATTATTTTGATATTAAATTTAATGTAGAAGGATGTTTAGCTGATTGTTCCATTAGACCAAAAGGAATAACTGAAGATTTATGGATTATGATTCAAATTAAATCAACAGGAAAACCTGTTAGAGGTTATAGTTTTAAATGTAATGAAAAATATAAAAATTGTTTAGTATTATGTATATGCAATAGTGATAAAAAAATGTGGTTATTTAATAGAAATTTAATTACTAATAAAAATAAAATTGAAATTGGATTAAATAAATCAAAATATGATGAATTTGAAATTACAAAAGATAATATATTTGATAAACTTTATGAATTTTATAATCTTTTTCCAAAATTTATATTTGATGAAATTAATACACCTATTTCAAAATGTCAACAATTAGAACAAGAATATGTAAAATATCGTGAAAAAATGATATCATTTATTAAATTTGAAAATAATGAAAGACAAGGTCTTGTATATGATTTTATGATTAATGATTTAAAAATACAAGAAAAAGTAATTTCATATAATATAAATAAAAATAATGGTTGTGATGAAAATCATAATAGAAAAGCAATATCCTATCAAAAAGGAGACAATGATTTTTATTGGTTAAATATTAATAATAAAAAACATTTTTATATAATACCAGAAAATGAATTAATTACAAGAAATTATATTAATGTTGATAAAATTTCAAGTATTTATTTAAATCCTGAAGTTGATGATAAACATTGGTCAAAAGATAACCTATTTGATTATACAAATATAAATGAAGAAAAAATTAAATTATTACTTGGATTATAATTGAAATAAGAATTGATCTATATTATTTTATATCTTTATTTTTTTCTTTATCACTACGATATGTCAGACCAAGTATAGATTTACTAAATTTTAATGGATATATATTATATTTTGTAAAATTTAAAAAAGGTTTTTTATTTCTACATATTGGACAATCCATATTATTAATCATATTTCTATAATTATAATTAATAACTTCGATTATATATCCATTTAATTTATATGCGTTAGTTATTTTATAAAAACATTTTATGCAAAATATATGTCCACAATTTGTTATTATACAAATATTATTTTTAATATTATAATCTTCAAAACATATTGGACATGCTTCTAACATCTCAATATTCTTTATTTCTTTTTCTAATTTTAATCTTTTAATCCAAAATAATTCGATTTTATTTTTTAATAATGTTTTATTTAATTTTTTAAATATATCTATGTTTAATCTTTTATCTAGTCTTTTACATATTTTATATAATGTTTGTTTATTTAATTCATATAATTCTAATAATATTTCAATATCATAATGTGATACTAAGCAATTAGTTTTTTGTACTATTGTTTTTTTACATTCATTAATAAAATATTTATGAAAATCTATAAATATTCTTTTAATTTTTTTTATTATCAAATCAATTGATCTATTAGATGATTTTGATATTTTTTTCCATTTTTTATATGAATATACTTTATTTTGTAATGCTAATGGTAATAGTAATGATCTTTTTTCCCATTCTTTTCCAAATTTCATTATATAAATAACTTTAAATTATTTATATAATGAAATTTTTAAATAATTTAATATAATATTATTAATAATTAAATGGATTATTTACAATTATTTAATAATAGTAAAGTAGCTGCAGGTATATCAATGTTGTTATTAAATTGTGGTTCTCGTTATATAATAGGAGATTTAGGTAAATTTCATCAAGATGTATTAGCAAATGAATATGTAAAAAAAATTGTATTATTTGCTATGTTTTTTGTTGGTACCCGAGATATTTTAGTTGCATTTTTATTAACTGTATTATATATTTTTGTTGTTGATGGATTATTTAATGAAAAAAAGAAATTTTGTATAATTCCTAATAAATATAAAAAATTATATTCACAACAACAATTAGATAATAATCAATATTTACAAGCTAAAGAAATCGTAAATAATTATGAAAAACAAAAACAAATATTAGATGAAAAACAAAATAATCCACAAAATCCAAATATTATTGAGAAATATTCAGATGAATATGATGTATATAGTAATAAGATTAAAATGTTAAATAATTATAGTTAATTATATAAATAATTAAATCAATATATAAATTATTTAAAATAAAGTAACTATATATTTTATAATAAATTTATTTTAAATATATTACAATTTTAATATTTATAAATATTAAAATAAATTTATATAATCATGTTATTATATAAAACAAAATCTCTTTCTAAAGAATTTTTAAATAAAAAAGTAAGCATTCTTAGTTCACCTAAAATTAAAAATAAGATTGATAAAAATAATTTCTTAAATATTGATATTATTAAATCAAATGAGGATAATAATATTATTGCTTTTTCAGATAATAATTATTTAAAATTGTTTAAAAATTATACTAAACATCCTTATGAAATTTCACATATAAAAATAGAAGATTTTATTTATTATTTACAAAAAACTAATAATAAATTATTACTTATTGATAATATTTTATGTAATAATAATACAAAAAAATTTTATATTGATGCTACATTATTTAATTTAGAAGAAAATTATGATTAAATTATATAATTATATAAATGAATAAAACAAAATATGATTTTATTAATTTAAATATAGTAAAAGATTTACAAAATTTATGTTATAGAATTAAACCTTATAAAAATAATTATTTACTTGATTTAGATTTAAATTTAATTCCAGATTATTTTTATAAAATAAATCCAAAAAAAAATAAACTAATCAATGATTTTACAAACAAAAATAATTTATTAAAAGTTTATGATGTTAATAGAAAATTATCAAAAGTAATGTCTAAAATTTCTAATAAAATTCAAAAAAATGAATATCAAAATGTAGCAAAATTAGATGAATATTTCTTTAAAAATATTTGTAAAGAAAACATATTTCCTAGTGTATTAGGTTATGAGAATTTTCCTAAATCTTCTTGTATAAGTGTTAATAATATAGTCTGTCATGGAATTCCATATGAATATAAATTACAATCAGGAGATATCGTTAAAGTTGATATATGTGGTTATAATGGATATCATTCAGATATGGCAAATACATTTTTAATAGGTAAAGTATCAGGTGAACATAAATCATTAGTTAAAACAACTAAAGATTCTCTTGATAATGCTATATCAATATGTAAACCAGGTAATCTATATTCTAATATAGGAAAAATCATAGAAAAAACAACAAAAGATAATGGATTTACAGTTATTAAAGGATATAGAGGACATCATATAGGTAATAAAATTCATTTAAAACCTTATATTTCAAATATATATGAAAAAACAAATGAAATTATGAAAGTTGGTGATCTATTTTGTATTGAACCATTATTAACAATTGACAATGGAGATACATATATTGATAAAGATAATAATTCAGTATTAACAAAAGATAATAAATATTCTGCACATTTTGAAAGATGTATACTTATTACTGAGTCTGGACATGAAATATTAAACTAATTAAATTTTAATATATTAAAAAATTTTGTTTTTTTATTATTATTTATTATAATTTGATTATTACTAATATCAGAAAATGATATAGAATTAATAAATATTTTAATATTTTTAATATTTTTTAAACATGAATTAATAATAAATTTAATATTATTAATACCAAATATATATAATATATTATATAATGTTAAATCATATATTAATATATCATTATTTATATAAAATTTCCATAATAATGGAGATATATATATTATAACATCATCTTCATTTTTTTTTATAATATTATTAACTTTAATTAAATTATCATTAAATTCATTAATAGGATGCCACTCGATCATATTTGAGATTAATTTATTTATAATACAATTAATATTATAATTTGAATATAATTTTATTTTTGATATAGGTGATATAAATGATTTTATTATATAACATACACAGTTATATTTAAATATAGGTAATAAATATGAACTATATAAATCAGATTCTGATATTTTAAATATATATTCTTCATCTATATAATATGATAAAAATGGATCATTAATACATGAGTATGTATGTATATTATCTGGAAAAAATAATACAGTATCTCCTATTTTAAATAGGCTATTTGAATTTCCGATTTTATCTGTTATTACACCTATAATAATATCATATTCTATATTAGAATATAATGAATATATTATAAAATTACACATTTTTGCATTTTTAATATAATATTAAAAATTATTTAAAGATTTAATTTATATATATAAATTAAATATAGAAATGAATTCAGATTTATTTAAAAATTTAAATAAAGACCCTGTTTATAATTTAGACAACTTTATTAAAAATATCGATTCCATTCTATTAAATAATATTCAAGATAAAAAACCTAAATCCGAAATAAATAAATGTGAAGATGATATTTCTAAAATTTTTGAAAATATTTTTGGTGTACCACCATTACATTCTAAACAACAAAGCTCTTCAAGTAATTTTCAAGAAAAGAAACCTGAAAATAAAAATGAAGAAGTAATTAAAAATATATTTGAATTATTATTTGGAAAAAATGATAAAATGTCAAATATTTTTAATAATTTATCAGATTTTAAAGTTAAAGTAGCAACATGTGATAATCTTGATGCATTTAAAAATATTGTAGAAGATGTTATGGGACAATTTGATAAAACTAATTCTTCAAATAATTCTTTATTATATGATTTAATTGATAAAGATGATAAATATTTAATTGTTGTTGAAGTACCTGGTATTACTAAAGAAAATATATCTATTGATTTAGATATTGAAAAAGGATTAGAAATTAAAGCTGAAAAAATATCAAATAATGGTAATAAATATTTAATAAAAAATATTAAATCCCATGGTATTTATTCTTGTTTTATTAATTTACCTAAAGATATTAATCTTAATAAAACTATTAATGCCGAATATGAAAATGGTCTATTAAATATTACTCTTGATAAAATTAAACCTTATAATAATTCAATTAAAATAAATATTATTTAATTTATTTATTTTTATAAATATTATCTAATTTGTTTATTTTTATAAATATTATATACAAATTAATACTAATTAATATAATGTCTCTAAATATTATTGACCCAAAATCATTGGTTGGTAATTGTTGTTATAATGGTAGTTTATTTGTTAAATATAATACCAATAATAATATATATTTTTCACATTATATACCTAAAGATATACAGGATAATTATGAAATATATTGTGTATATAGAGCTTGTGCTAGTCGACAACAAGATATGATATCATCATTACGTATTACTCCTATTAATATAAATTCATTTGAAGCTGATAATATAAATAATACTATATTATTTTTAAACAACACAAATGAAGATCCTAGAGTTTTATGTATTAATGATAAATTATTTGTAAGTTATAGTAAAATATTTTATCCTTTATATAGGCATCAACCAATTAATATAAAAATTAATGGTATATTTTTAAATCATGATTTTAAAACTGAAAATATAATTACATTTGATTCTCTAAATAATTTAGCTAGAAGACAAAAAAACTGGTCTTTTTTTATCAATCATGATATTACTTATATTTTATACAATATTATGCCTTTGCAAATATATATTTGGGATAGTATTAATTCTTTAAATTTGTTTAAAGAAGCATTACCAATTGTATCTAGAGAATGGAAACATCCTAAATATCCAAATCTAATATTTAGAGGAGGTTCACAACCAATATTAATAGATAATGAATATTATATATTTATTCATTCAACTAATTATTATATGTTTTGTATTATTATTGATCCTGATAATTTTGATATTTTAAAAATTACTGAAGATGAATTAATTCCAAAAAAATATAAAGAGATACATTTTCCATGTGGAGTTATTTATGATGAAAATAATAAAATATTTTATGTTAGTTTAGGTATTAATGATATTAAATTAGGTATATATTCTATATCAAAAATTGATTTAGATAAAAAAATGATAAAAGTAAATAATTTTAATTCTGTAATTATCAAAGATGATATTTTTAATTATAATATGAAAAATATTTATATGAATGTATGGATTAATTCTTGGGGTGGTTCTGGAAATGATTTATTCTCTAATTATTTATATAATAAAAATATAATTTGTAAATCAAGTGAATGGGATAAAATAGGTTGTCATTATCTTAAATATTCAAATATTAATATAAAAAAAATATATATAATTACAGATCCTTTAATTGCTATTGCATCTATGATTAAAAATAATAATTTAATAACTAATTTTAATAAATTATCAAATCAACAAAATAATAATATTTATACTATATCTGGATTATTGTATTTTATGTGGATACAATTAAAAATATGGAGTTCTCATTCTAATAAATTATGTTCAGAATTAACAGATAATAAAAATGATGTTTTAATTATTAAAGAAAAAAATATTAGAAATAATAAAAATATAATCGAAGAATTTATTAATATTGATAAAGATATATTAATAAATTATCCAGAAATTGATAAATTTATTAATTCAAATGTTAATTTAGCATATGATATTATTAATAAAGAAAAATATACTATTACAAAAATTTTGTTAAAAAATATTATTGAATTATATAATAAAATTTAAATATTATTATGAAAATCTTGCGTATTTATATTAATTTTATTATTATTTAATATATTTATTTTTTCATTTGATAAATTTTTTATATTTTCGTTAATGTCTGGTATTATTATATCATTTATATTATTAATTTTTATATTCTGTTTATAAATATTTTTTACATTTTCTAATGAAAATAATTTATCTATAAAATTTTCACAACTATGTGTTAATATTATATTATCAAAATTATTTAATTTTTTTAATATATTGGGATAATTTAATGGTTTTCCTGTATAATTTCTTTCTACACTTCCATCCCTTTTTAATAATATACCATTTGGTATGTGTTTAAATGAATTATTATATTTTATTAATGGAACTATATCATCTTCTATTTCTATCCTAGAATACTCATCCAATCTCGATATAAACCATTTTACAAAATCTATATTTCCTATTATAGGTGATCCAAACATATGACAAGTAATAAATAAATTATTAAATTTTTCAGCAAAATATGCAGATGATATTGCTGCTACTGAACCACCTTTTGAATGTCCTGTAAATATTATTCGTTCTATTGGATATGAATTCATTATATTTATTATATCATTCGTTAAATATGGCTCTATTGAAAAAAATTGTTCTGCAAATCCATTATGAACTATTATATTATCTTTTATCTTTTTTTCTCTAATATCAGCTGCATCTAAAGCTTCATATAAACTATTTGTACCTTCATATGTTATGTATATTGTATTTGATTTCCATATCATATATGCTTGAGAATCTCTTTTATTATTTTGGTTATTTCTACCATCATAAAATATAGGTTCAGAATGCATATCATCAACTATATTATCTACAATATGTTCAATTTTTTTTTGTAAATTAAAATTACATTTTACCAAATCACAATTTAAAATATTATAATGTTTTATACCATTTTTTTTAAATATATTTTTTATATTTATAGGTTTTTCATATGCAATTTTACTTCTTAAACAAGAAAATAATAGATCTTGAATTTTATATGGTTTAATTTTTATAGACATTAAATTATATCTATTAAATTATAATTTTTTTATTTAAATGTTTTTATTTTAAAAATGTTAATTTTTATTAAATAAATCATTTTTGATATTTATGTATTATAAAAATTATTTTCTATTATTATTAATTATAAATTTTAATTAATAATAATAGAAAATATTATAAAATAAAAAAAATAATTTATATTAATTAATATAAATTAATAATATTTATTTATTTTATATTTATTAAATAAAATGTATATTATTTCTGATTATGATATAATTATAATTTCTAATTATATAAATAATTATAGAAAAAATCATCAAGTTGGACCATTGATATGGAATAATAATATTGCTTCATTTTCACAAAATTGGTCAAATTATATGTTAACTAATAATATTTTTAAACATTCACAAAATACAATGTATGGAGAAAATATAGCATATTTTCAAGGATATGGTACTGATATCATAACATTATTAAAAAATGCTATTGATATTTGGTATGATGAAAATAAATTATATAATTATAACTTACCATATTTTAGTGCTAGTACAGGTCATTTTACTTGTCTAGTATGGAAATCTAGTATAAATTTTGGTATGGGTATATCAATTGATAAAAATACACAAATTGTTTATATAACTTTTAATACTTCACCTCCTGGAAATTATATTGGAGAATTTCAACAAAATGTCTTTCCTGAAATAATTCCAATACCAACACCTACTCCAACACCTACTCCAACACCTACTCCAACACCTACTCCAACACCTACT